CATAACTTCTTGAGCTACGCGAGTGAAAGACTTGCTAACTACATCTAGACGGCTCTTAGCAGCATACTTCTTATCGAAAGCTACAGCACTATCAAGACGATAGGTAGCGATCTTCAATTCAGAAGAAAGAGGTTGAACGATGTTCTGAGGTAGACCACCAGCAACTGACTGGCTATAAACCTTGATATAATCCTCGTCGAAGATATCATAATAGAGATCTAGAGGAATTGAAGGATTATCTTCAGCGTTAAACTGTAGGCTTGTAAAGAGATTAGAAACAGTTGGAGCATTATTAATAACTTCGGCCAAAACTGGACCAATGAATTCAGCCAAAGCTACTTGAGCTTCATAGGCTACTTCACGGTTTTTAGAAGCCAATGCTTTGATTAGCTCAACTTGTTCATCTGTTCTTTTTAAAACGATTTTCATGTTAGTTGATAATTAAAATTATAGAGCAGTTGGGTTGACACAATCAATTTGGACCATGGCATACTTAGCTCCAGCAGTAGTAGAGCCAGCGAAATAATCGCTCTTACCATTTTGGCTTGCACGGCTACCAGTAGCCAATACGCGACCAATGATTGTATAGTTACCACTCAAGGCAGGACCATTGTTGACTGAAGTCAAACCAGTAACCTTACCGGCATTGATAGAAACCAACAAGTGAGAGTTTGGAGCCATGTTGGCATCAACCCAGTCGATAGCTGTATCGGCTAGAGTGAAGATACCGCGAGTAGCTACAGGTACAGCTTGTCCAGAAAGAACGGCTTGTAGTTCGGCTCTCTTGATTGGGTTATAGAGAAGCTTCTCACCATTTTCATCAGTGAGTAGAGTTTGGTTAAGCGTAATACCAAGAACAGGAGCGCCTGTGGTAGCCGCAGTGAAGGTTAGAGGTACAGAAGGATACTGAGCAGCGCCCAAGAAGGGATAATCAGTTTTTCCTAGAACTGTATCATTAGTAGCGTAGGTAATAGGATCAAGATCCAAATTACCAGCGGATACTTTAACGAAAACACCAGCAGAACCATTACCATTTGTAGATGGCAATGTATCAACTGTGTCGCTGGCGAATAGATTTACGACATCATATTCGCTATATTGTCTGAATGGGTATAATCTTAGTGACATATACTTTAAAGTTTAATTGTTATGTTTTCTTTACTGAAAGCTTTGCTGAACTTTTCCTTCCAAGATCCCTTGCCTTCAGTTGGGTTAACGTTCTGAGCGGGAATAGAAGACTCTTCTGGCTTTGCATTTGCTAAAGCTGTTTCAACGGCGACTGTCTTTTCAACAGCTTCCTTTGTAACACTAGCTTGAGCCTTGACTTCACCTAATCTCTTAGCCAACTCGGCTTCAAGACGATCTTGGAAAGCTTTATCTTGTTCAGATTTGAAAGCTTTGCTCTTGTGTCTATAAACAACAGCAAGCTTTTCCTTATATGAAGCAAATGCTTCATCACTCTTTTCTAGAGCGCCAATTTCCTTGGCTAGAAAATTACGATCAATCTCATCAAGATCGTATTCTGAATCAAGGGTTGACATTCTAGAATTAAAAATCTCTTGAGCGGCTTGAGCGCTTAATGTATTCTCAAGTTCGCCTAGTCTAGCTAAAGTTTCATTTAGCTTATTATTATTCTCCTCAAGTTCTTTCTTAACCTTTTCGGTTTCAGCTAAAGCTTGAAGCTTTGCGGTTTCAGCGGCTGAAATTTCAGCCTTGATTTCTTCGTTCTTTAATTTAATGCGTTCTGCGATTTCAGCAGAAATAGAAGCAACAGCTTCTTCACTAAATTTGGTAGTCTCTTGCTTTTCAGCAAGGACTGTCTTTAATGCGGATAGTATTTGTTCTAAATCCATAGTTTTAGTTTTGGTATTATTTACAGTCTCTTTTTGATCTTGTGAAAAATTTTTATCTTTAATCTTTAATAAATCTAGTGTATTTACTTCAATCGATTCAGCTTCTGTTTCTTCGTTATCATCTTCTATTTCATTTTCTTCATTATCTATATTATTATCAGAAGTTCCATCGTCAATTACAACTCCTTGAACATCTGCGGCAGGATTAGTAGTAAAACCAATACCTAAAGGATAAATTCTTCCTGTGACTAAACGATATACAGGAGTTCCATCATTCATATAACCATTACCATCAAAACCTCTAAGATATTTCTTGAATTCAATTAATTGTTTTTGATCAGTGATTATTTCTGCATCTTTTAAATTATCACTTCCAACAGCTACAACATATTCATTAAAACCGATCTCCCAACTTGCACTTATTCTTCTAAATAAATTAGATTCTGGATCGTTAGAGTCAACTAAAGCATCAGCAAAGTCTCTATCTACAGTTTTATATACTACGGCAGCTAAAGCAATATTAAATGGATCTAATGAACCCTTAACCTGTTCATCAGTTAATATTTGATTCTCTCCATAGCTAGAAAATGCAGAATTTACAATATGTCCAACTACTCTTTGTTTCTTATGTTCAATATTTGTTGGCTTATGAATAAAATATTTCTTAAATGCAATTGCGGTATTTGTATCAATACCATCACCATTTTTATTAAACTTATTTACTAAAGCAGCATTAAAAGCAGCCCCAACTAAATCAACATTCTTATCTAAATTAACAGATTTAGGTATTAAAGTTTTTAATGAATCAAGAGAAGCTTCGGATAACAAAATATTCTGATCAAAATTAAGCGAAGCCGTTACTATATTTTCAAAAGTTGTTCTATACTTAAACATATAATTATATTTTTACACAGAATACTTAGTGCTGTGATATAATAAACCCGCAGAATATGCATCTAATTGATGTTCTGCCGCCATATTTTGTATATCAGTTAGTATTCCTAACTTATCAAGTTGCGTAGGATCGTTTAATACTTTACCTACTACTTCGTTCCAAGTTCCACTTTCGCAACCTACAATAATAGCTTCGCTAATACCAGTAGCTAATTGTTTTTGATCTGCATTTAAAGATTTTTTATTATATTTTTTCTTTAGAGCAGTTTCTACAATAGCATATAACTTCTTCGTTTCATCCATAACTTTAGCAATTGCATCTTTAGCAAAAACACTAGCTTTTGTAGTTCCTACTGGACGACCTCTTTCATTAGGTGTTTTAGTTTTTGGCAATGGACCGGCAGCAGCACCAGTTGGCATCGCTGGAGGAATCATTGGAACGCCACCAACTATCGGATTGTAGTAACCTTTCTCACGATCAGCTACAAATCTCTCTTGTGCAGCGGCCAACTCTTCTGTAGTTGGATAAATTCCTGTTTCGATAACCTTTAAGCCTTCTTCTGGAGGAAGAATACCAAGCTCCATCATGCGCGTAACAACTCTATTAAATTGAGTTTCATCCTTAATAGATACTTCTTCAAATTTTGCTTTTGGACACTTACCTTTAAAACCAAGATTCTTAAAAATCTGTTCTAATTCAGGTTGTAAAAAGTCATTCAAGAATGCGTTTCTTGCTTCTTTTAGTCTTTCAAAAAATACCTGAGCTTTAACTGTAGTGTTAGAGAATTTTTCAGATCCAATTAATATATTTTGTAGACCTTCTTTGATATCTTCATTAACAATCTTGTATTTCTCATAACCTAAAACCTTGTTTAGATCAGGAATGATAAATTCAGCTTTTGTAGTATAATCAGCAACAAGAACACGACCAACAGATTGATTATTAAGCAATGATTGCATTGCTTTTATATTTTTATGATTGATTCCACCCTTGCTAGGCTCTGTTCCTAATGTAATTAGAAGAATAACATTTTCGATAGTACGGCAAATAGCTTGATCAATCTTTTTCATCTCAAGTTTAAAGTTAATGTCATCTAAAACTGGGAATCCAAATGGAATAGCAAATGGTTCATAGTCTTGTTTCTTATAAAAGGAATAAATTACATTAGTTGGATCAAGTTGAATCTTTAAACCATCTCTAGCCCATTGACCATTTCTGATCTTGTCTTTAGTCTGCTCATCCAATTGATCAAAAATCATTTGATCATGATCGTTTTTAGGAGTGCGAAGTCTTTCTAATTCATATTCTGAAAGAACTTTCTGATACAACATCGCTTTCCAAGAACTAGTTCTATTTACAGTAACATAATATGGATTTAACAATGTATATTGAACAGGAATAGAGTTCTTTACATTATAACTAGTAGGATAGTTTAGCAAACTAACGTCTGTTGTATAAGACTGACCATCATAATTAGCATATGTCTCTAAGATTTTCTGAAAATCATCTATTTCAAATTTAGCATTTATTTTATAAAAGAAAATATTACCGCTTCGATAATACTCACGGAAATATTGATCTTTAACATTCCAAAGCTTTACATACTTCATCCACTTATTGAAGAAGTCTTTAGCTTTTTGACTGCCGCCTTCTAAATATATTTCAGCATTCGCAAATTCTGACATGATATCAACCGCATTTCTAAAAATAGCTACATTAGCATATGCTTTCTGACATAATTCAATTGCATCACGAATATTGTATCCATTAATAGAACTTTCGAATGGTAATAATCCTTCACGAATATTACCATATTTATAAATTTTTGGTCCTACATAAGCCAAGTTTCTTCTGATACCTGTTGTACCTTCTTCAGAAGTTCTTTCATAACTCGCATTTGAAGCGTGGGTATAAAATGGGTCGCCTACCAAAGCTGGCTCAGAACTATCAGTTTTTACTAGATCTTCTAGTGAAGCTTTGTGATCAGAGTTGTTTTGACCGCCGCTGAATTGATTCCAATAGTCTGATCTTTTTGTATATTTACGACTCATATTAATAATAGTTACACATTCTAACTTTCAAAGTGACTTTTTAACTTTATTAAGCAATAAACATCGGCTCAAATGTTTCCATAACATCATCAACATGAGTGTTATTCATATCAAAATATATTTTAGCCAACCAATTTCCCAAAACCAATGCAGAATAACTATCTTTTCTTGGTTTATCTGGACCTGATTTACGTTTTAGATTAGCAGGAAGATCAAAGTTTTGCAGACCTTGTGCAGAAGTGGTTATTTGTATTAAAGCGCACTCAGTTTTAGTCAAAAGTATCATATCTGACAAATGTTCAACAAAGTCAATCATCTTAGCTTCTTCATTTTCTTTTTCAGAGTCTAATACGTTTGAGAATTTGATATCTGATATACCTATTCGCTTTCTAGTCTGAGATCTAAAATTATCATCAATAGCTCTACTAGCAAAGAATATGCGCCTATGGTCAAAGTTAGCTTGTAATAACTCATTTGCTAAACGTATCCAACCAGAAGTTGGCTTTCTTAAGAAAACATATTTAAATTCAGATTTATTATATTCAGATTTGGCAGAATAAAGATTCTGAGCATATTCTTCTGGTCTTTCGAACTCTGTATTCATTGATTTCAAATTAATCTTAGCGTCTTTAAACAATTCGCTTTCATTACAAGAATTCATAAACTGAACACCGCCGTTATAGTCCATACAAATAGCTACAACATTAAAATTCTTTAATA